ATACTAGGCAGTCCGTAAGTCCTGGTATTTAAGAGGTAGAGTGTCTTCCGCAAAGACACCATTTAGGGTTTGACGATTGTCCCTTGTCGTGATTTATTACAGACAAAAACAATCGTTTTTATATTGGTCCATTGGTCTTCGTAGCAGTTTTAAACTGACAGATTTGGTAAGACAAGTTAGGATTAAGAGAGGGTGAGACCTACCTCCACCAATATTTTTTTAAAATACTTGACATTTTAAAATCAATACTTATATAAATAACTATGAGTTGCCAATTATGGAACTCAAATTATAACTCGCTTAAAAAGGAGAAACAAAATGAATAGAACATTACAAATCTGGAATGACCTACGACCGTTTTCAGTAGGCTTCGACAACTTGTTTGAACACTTTGATATGCATTTAGCACATCAGAAGGTACAGACATTCCCCCCTTATAACATTAAAAAGATAGATGACTTCAATTGGCAGATTGAAATGGCACTTGCAGGTTTTGGCAAGAAGGACATTTCTGTTGAAACAGCTAATGGTCAACTGAAAATACAATCGGTTGATAGTGATTCTGATTCGAAAGATGATGAGGTCATACATAGAGGTATTTCAAAAAGAAAATTCACGAAACAATTTACACTTGCAGATGATGTGGTTGTAAATGCTGCTGAATTGAAAGATGGAATGCTTTTAATAGATGTTGAAAAGATTGTACCAGACGAGAAGAAACCTCGTACAATTAAAATTAAATAAATTACTTTGAGGGGTGTGCTTGACATTACTCCTCATAGGTGATATAATAAGAACATAACTTAAATGAAAGAATCTATATAATGAAACTCAATACAAACACACTAGACACACTTAAAAACTTTGCTGATATTAATACTAACATATTAATTAAACCTGGTAAAGAGTTGTCAACAATCTCAACTATGAGAAATATTTTTGCGAAGGCAGAAATTACAGAAGAATTTACAAATGAATTCGGTATCTATGATCTGAATGAATTTTTATCTGTGGTTACAAGTCTTAACAAACCTGAACTTACACTAGAAGATAAGTTTATGACTATTGCTTCTGAAGGCAGTAAGTCTAAGGCAAAATACTTTTATTCTGATCCATCAGTAATCGTATCGCCAACTAAAGAAGTTACAATGCCTGAGGCAGATGTAACCTTTACTCTTACAGAATCTAATCTAAAAGAGTTATTGAAGATGGCTGCCATTCTTAAAACACCTGATCTTGCATTAGTAGGAACAAACGGTGGTGCTATTTCACTTACTGTATGTGATAAAAAGAATGATACTTGTAATAGATTTTCACTAGATGTTGCTGAAGGCGCTACTGCTGACTTCACTTTCTATTTCAAAGTAGAGAATATGAAAATGTTCCCTGGTGATTATGATGTATCAGTATCTTCGAAATCAATCTCTCATTTTCAAAATAAGAAAATGCCTATTCAATACTGGATTGCTTTAGAACCTGATAGTTCTTTTACAAAATAAATTTTATATAATGAATAAGGTGAATAAAAAATGTCAGATTTTCTGTGGGTCGAGGAGTATCGTCCTAAAACAATAGATGATTGTATATTACCACAATCTCTTAAAACTCTCTTTACATCTTTTATAGAAAAAGGTGAACTATCTAATCTACTATTTTCTGGTACTGCCGGTATAGGTAAGACCACAGTTGCAAAGGCATTATGTCAGCAACTGAATTGTGATTGGATTATGATTAATGGCTCTGAAGAAGGTGGCATTGATGTACTAAGAAATAAGATTAAGAACTTTGCTTCTACTGTATCATTATCTGGTGGTAAAAAGGTAGTGATACTTGATGAGGCAGATTATCTTAATCCACAATCTACACAACCTGCTCTAAGAGGTTTCATCGAGGAGTTTCACAAGAACTGTAGATTTATTCTTACTTGTAATTTCAAGAATAGAATCATAGAACCCTTACATAGTAGATTTTCAAACATAGAATTTAAGATTGCCAATAAAGATAAACCTAAGTTGGCAAGTAAATTGTTTGAACGAGCAACTTATATTCTGAAAGAACAGAATGTAGACTTTGAAAAAGAAGTGCTTGCTGAACTAATCAAAAAACATTTCCCAGACTTTAGAAAACTTATAAATGAATTGCAAAGATATTCTGTTGCAGGAACTATTGACGCAGGTATTCTTGTCAATGTTTCGGATGAAAATCTAAAGACATTAGTATCTCATCTTAAAGGTAAAGAGTTCGGTGATATGAGAAAGTGGGTAGTAAATAATATTGATAATGATCCTGTGAAAGTCTTCCGTAAAATCTATGATAGTATGTATGAGAGTTTACAACCAGAAACAATACCTCATGCTGTCCTGATTATCGCTGACTATCAATACAAGTCTGCCTTCGTTGCAGATCAAGAAATTAATCTAGTTGCTTGTTTGACTGAATTAATGTCCCAAGTTAAATTTAAATAATGCTCGCCCCTTTAGCTCAGTTGGTAGAGCAATTGATTTGTAATCAATAGGTCGGCAGTTCGAATCTGTCAAGGGGCACCAGAGAAATATATGTACGAATTAAAAGAATATTTAAATGCTATAAACTTTACAAAGAAGAATCTGATGGATTCAGAAGATAAAGACTGGGTAAAAAAGTATCCTACATTTATAGTCAATAAGATATTATCAGGTTTTCAAGATACTGTAATGCTTGCTAATGAAGTGAATCGTAATCATTTCTTAGATAAGGATATGCAATTCCAATTTCTACTAAATAGTATTAGAGCAAAGAAGAGGTTTAGTCCTTTTCTAAGAGCTGATAAATTGAAAGACATTGAGTGTGTAAAAGAGTATTATGGATATAATAATGAAAAAGCAAAGTCCGCTCTTGATATACTCACCAAGGAACAAATTAAATTAATTAAAGAAAAGTTATTCAAAGGTGGGACAAAATGAACGAATTAGTAAACAACTGGCATCCAGAGCAAATGCTCGAGGTTCAGTTAAAAGAACCAGATGATTTTCTCAAAGTTAGAGAAACATTAACAAGAATAGGCGTGGCGTCTAGAAAAGACAAAAAGTTATTTCAATCTTGCCACATATTACACAAACAAGGTAGATATTTTATTGTACACTTTAAAGAGTTATTTGCTTTAGATGGTAAAGAATCGAATCTATCAGAAAATGATTGTGAAAGAAGAAACACAATTACTCAATTACTCGCTGATTGGGGATTAATTGTCATTCTAAATAGTAGTGTTGCAGAAAAGAAAGCACCACTATCACAAATTAAAGTTCTAGCATTCAAAGAAAAGAGTGAATGGGACTTACAAGCAAAATATAACATAGGTAAGAAACCAGAAGATGAAGGCACCCAAGTTTAAAGATTTCATTACTGAGGAGAAAGAAGACCAATATCGTTTGGTGATACTTTCCCATGATGATGCTGATGACCCTAATAAAACAGGCGATCTAATAAGAGAGAAGGCTAAAAAACTAGGCATTAAAGTATTACTTGCCGAGTTTATAGGTGCTTATGTTAGTGAAGAAAATGATAAACTATACATGAATAGTTTTCCTGTTGAAAAGGGTGGTGCAGTTGCAGAACCTGATCCTAAAAAAGATATTGTTTACGAGAAACCATTTGAGATTGACGCTAAAAATACAGTCATAATGATACGAGGATTAGGTACTCCTGGTGTAAGTGGTAATCGTTCTTGGTATGCTATGACAAAAGACCTTGAGTATAGAGGTTTTGCAGTTATCAATTCAGCAGAATGCCATGACATTTGCTCAGACAAATGGATGAATCAAATTGTATTTGAAAGACATAAGATTGACACACCTAAAACAGTTCGTGTATTACATTCAGAAGGATCAGAAAAGGCACTAGAAGAATTAGATAGTGATTTTCCTATCATCTTAAAAACAGGTTCTGGTTCAAGAGGTGTTGGAGTTATTCTAGTAGAGAGTGCTGCTTCTTGTCAATCAATCGTACAGTTATTATATAGAGAAAATGAATTCATAGATATTATTCTACAAGAAAAACTACCAACAAAATATGATGTAAGAGTAATCGTCTGTGGTGAAGAAATCATAGGTGTAATGAAACGACCTATTATTGAAGGTGATTTTAGAAGTAATGTATCACAAGGTTCTGAACCGACAACACATAAACTTACTGCTAAAGAAGCAGAAGAATCACTAAGAGCTGCTAAGGCAGTTGAGGGTGTCATTGTTGGAGTTGATTTCATTCCAGCAAAGAATAGAGAAAAAGATAGTCCTCATTTTATCGAAGTTAATTCAACACCAGGTTTAATCGGTATTGAAGAAGCATTAAAAACTGAAGGTAGTATAGTCGAGAAGATTCTCGTAAAACTACAAGATCGTGAAGTGTGGAATAATTAAGTTTTTCTGCTTTACAAAACACTAAAAATCTGTTATAATAAGATATATGAAATTCTACACCAGCGTCCTACCCTATCACGGCAAACTCCTAGTTCGTGGTGTCAAGGCAGATGGTAATCCTTGTAGTTATAGAGTTAACTATGATCCCTCACTTTTCATTCCAGTTCAAAAAGAATCAAAATACAAAACACTTGATGGTCGTAATCTAGACAGAGTTAAGTTCGGTAGTATTGTTGAAGCAAAAAAGTGGATACAAGAATATCAAGGTGTTACTAACTTTGAATATTTCGGCAATACAAGATATCAATATCCATATATTGCAGATACATTTCCTGATAAGATTGATTGGGATATAAAACAAATTAAAATTCTTACAATTGATATTGAGTGTGAGAGTGAGAATGGTTTTCCTGATCCTAGTGTTGCTGCTCAACCTTTAATTTCTATTACAGTAAGAGATAACATAACAAAAAAGATTCTAGTCTTTGGCATGGGCAACTTTGTGAATGATCGACCAGATGTGATCTGGCGTCAATGTTCAACTGAAAGAGATATGATTGAGAAGTTTGCTAAGTTCTGGACTGCTCATAAACCTGATGTGATTACTGGTTGGAATGTTAAGTTCTTTGATATACCCTATCTAATGAATAGATTTAAAAATCTTATGGGTGAAGATTATATTTCACGATTTAGTCCTTGGGGTATTGTGAATGAAGGTACTGCTATAAGTTTAGGTTATGCAAGACAAGAAAAGTATTTTGATCTACTTGGCATCGCAACTCTAGATTATCTTGACCTATATCGTAAACATACATTTGTTAGACGAGAGAGTTATAAACTTGATTACATTGGCAAAGTAGAAGTGGGTGAAACTAAGAATGAAAATCCATATGATACTTTCAAAGAGTTTTATCAAAATGATTATCAACAATTTATTGAGTATAATATACAAGATGTAGAATTAGTTGACAGGTTAGAAGATAAGATGAAACTAATTGAATTACATTTGACAATGGCATATGAGGCAAAAGTTAATTATCAAGATTGTTTTGGTCAAGTTCGTATGTGGGATAGTATTATCTTTAATCATTTAAAAGAAAAGAATATAGTTGTACCTGCAGTTGTTGAGTCTAAAAAGTCTGATGGCTTTGAAGGTGCATATGTAAAAGATCCTGTTGTTGGTTTTCACGATTGGATTTGTAGTTTTGATTTGAATAGTTTATATCCACATTTAATTATGCAGTATAATATATCACCAGAAACTATGGTCGGCTTTGAACCAGGTAAAGTAAATGTAGTAGATATGTTAAATGAGAAGGTTGATCTATCTGATTTAGATAGTCGTACTATTACTCCTAACGGTGCTCAATTTCGAACAGACAAACGAGGTTTTCTTCCAGAGTTGATGGATAAACTATATCGAGAAAGAGTCATCTATAAAGATAAGATGTTAGCTGCAAAATCTTTGTATGAAGAAACTGGCGATAAAAGATTACTGAATGATATTGCAAAGAATCATAATATTCAGTTGGCAAGAAAGATTGCATTGAATAGTGCTTACGGTGCTAT